ACAGCCGTCCGTCCGCCGATAGAGCCGACAAACTCAGGCCCTGCCTCTCTTGCCATGAAGATGTCGCCGGAGGTAACAAAGCCGCCGGAAGCGAATCTGCCGACAGTGTGTGAAAACTTCGGCTTTACAACGTTGCTGACAGCCGGAAGCGTCGCATTATCACCGCCTGTAAAGATACTGACAATGCTGTTTTTTGCATTGGTTATCCAAGGCTCTACTGTAGAAGTCCACCAATTTTTGATTTTGTTGAACGGCTCCTTGATCTTTTCTGTGATAGCATCCCAGTTCGGCTCACTTCCCGTAATGAGGGAGCCAACCGCTTCTTTAATCATCTCAAGCCCTAGCGGCGCGCCAACGCCGCTAAACAGCAAGACAACGCCAATAGCTAACATTCCTGAACTCATTGCAAGCCTCTTGATAGTCCCCCAAGCTTTGGATAGCCACTTTCCCACGGAATCCCAATTAACAGCAGCCGTCGTTACCAGCCCAGCAGCACCAGCAACAATTAACCCAATTCCGAGAGGAAGTGCCGCCCCTGAAAACGCCAGAACTAGGCCAATAACAAGTAATCCACTAGAGACAAGCGCAATGGTTTTACCGAACTCTCCCTGTAGCGCATTTTTTATTGTGTCCCAATTAACTGCAACCACGCTGGCCAACCCCGCCACGCCGGCAATCATGAGTCCGATTCCAAGCGGGAGATTCGCACCGGAGAATGTAAGCACGCAACCTAAAACAAGCAATCCGGCGGACACAGCAGCGAGGATTTTCCCGATCGTCCCTTGCAATTGCTTTTTCATTCGCTCCCAGTCGAGTTTCGCCGCCGCTCCAAGAACTGCCGCGCCTGTCAGCATAAGGCCAATGCCAAGAGGAATATTCGCGCCGGAGAATGCGAGAATCACGCCAACAACAAGCACACCCGCACCGACGGCAATCATGATCTTCTCGATTGTGTCTTTGACCTTTTCGGTCATTTCGTCCCAGTTTGCCGCAATTTCTTTCGCAAATAGATACGCGCCCGCGGCCATGAGGCCGAGGCCCAGCAGAATGTTTGCGCCAGAGAATGTAAGAATTGCGCCGATAACGAACATCCCGAGTGCAGACGTCAGGATTCCGTATGCGGAAGTAACGAATTCCTGAATCCTTGTTAGGACTTCTGCAAATTTCTGTGCTTTTTCACTGACCTTTGCTTCCTCGAACATATTCGAGTAGTCCGCGCCAGAGGCTCCGCCGCCTCCACCCTTGTTTTCATCGTTCAGGCGGTTGATCTCGTCGAAGCCGAGTATCGTCTTTTGCAGTTCCTTCGCCGCTCCGGACGCGGTCTTGAGACTCTTCGCATAATCCACAGTGTTCTTTTTTGCCTTCGTGAATGTGGTTTGTCCTCTCAGCGCTTGGAAGAACTGGTTGACGGCATTTGCCGCCGTTATAAATGCGCTTGCAATTGTGTTGATAACAGGGAGCAACGCTGCAAGTGCAGGCATGACCGCCGCGCCAACGGAATTTTTGACCTGTAGCAATGTTGACGCATATTCGGACATGGTAGCGTTTGCAGACGCCGCGTCTGTGCTGTTCAGGGCGGCGCTGTACTGCACGAGATTGTTCACGCCCTCTTTGCAGGCCGTGGATATTCCTTTGATTGCAGAACGAACCGCGCGGTACAAGGCGATACGGCCCAGCGATTTCACCAGTCCCTTTATCTGGCTTCCTATCGTAGATAGTGGGAATATCGCCGACTTTGCCGCACCGATCACGCCTTTATTCAATGCCTCTGAGAAAGCCTTGAAGTCAGAGACGGACGTTCTCGCAGCGTCGCCAGCTTCCATGACTTGCTCCGTCACTTGCCCGACTTCAACTTCATCTGCCGCACCCATTGGCACCGCCGCAGCTGGAGCATTTGCCGAAGCGCCGGTATTTCTCGGCGCATTCGCCGCGCCCGCTACAGCGTTCACGTTCTCCGCCGCCTCTCTGAGGTTTGAGAAGTCGATATCTGCAATACTCTGTAGCGTATGCAATGTCGTTGAAAGGCCGTCGTTCGCGCCCGTGACATTATTTATCGCTGTACCCAAACTCTTTATCTGGTTGACAGCAGCCTTTAATCCCGCGCCACCGGAAACAGATTGCTTCAACTGCGTCAGCGCCGCAACAAGCCCTTCTATCCCGCTAGAAGCGTCCGAAGCGCTTTTCTTGATCTCAATTTCCAGTGTTTCAACTGTCTCCACTCATACCACCACTTTTCTCTTTGAAATTCCGCTCCATATTCTTGAAGAATGCGATTGCCCTTTCTCTCTCTCGCTTTACCCGCGCCGCCCGTTCTTCCGGCGTGTCCGGTGTGATCTTCCGGGGTTTGCTCGGATACTCGATAGGCTTTTTGCCCTTTCCGGCAAAGGCGTTGGACAGCGCGATAGAAATAGCATCAAAAAAATAAACGCCTTGGAGCCACAATTCATAATTCTTGCTCTCAAGACGTAATCTGTCTGCTTCAATATAAGGCTTCATCTTGGCGGGATTCATATTCCAGAATCCCGCCTCGCTGATTCCGATCATGAGACATTGCGGAAGATACGTCTCAATGCATTCCTCACGAAAGGATGCGTAGTGTTTTTTTACGCAGTTTCCGTCTGGCCCTTGCTGTCCGCCGTTTCCGCTCTCTTGGACAGAGCCTGAAAAAAACCGCTTTCTTCGACGGCCTGACGGAGAACATCTGCGAGTTCTTCCATTGTGCCGCCATTCAAAATGTGCTTCTCGATCTCTTCTCCTGCCTGATCTGCCTTGACGCCCATACACATTGCCGCATAAGCGCGGATAAACATGATGGACTTCGCTTCGATATCGGACATGGGCACGCCCATATCCTCGAACTGGCAGACCGTGTTGAAAGTGATTTCCTTTGTCGGATAACCCTTCCCGTTGATTACGATTCTCTCCTGCATACACGTTCCTCCATGAAATTAGGCACTCGCCGTCGGTTTTACTGCCGTGTCCCAGCCAATGTTGCCGTTCGGGGTGATGTAAGCCGTGTTCTCAAGAACACTGTCTACCTCTGCACCGGCAAAGCCAAGCGGAGACGGGTTGCCAGTGAAGAAAAACGCCTTGGTCAGGCCGGGAACGTAAAATTCCCACCACGTTTTCTTTCCGGCTCCCGCTGCGGTCTTGTACTTGTCCACAATATCGTCCCAAGTCGTTTGCAGATCGTTGGACATATTGAAGGTCACAGCCAGCGCCCCGCCGGGGTCTTTCAGGCCGTCGATGTAGGTTTTCCATTCCGTCGCTTCGAGCGGCGTCGTTTCCAGCGTGGACGGCTCCGGATTCATGTCCGGGAGGCTCTTTGCGCCCTTGATCTGCGTGAAAGCCGACGGCTTTGTGCCTGCGACTGTTTCGATAGCATAGCCAAGCAGAATGCCGGCCGTGCTGAGTTCAATTGCCATTTGGCTACCTCCTTAGAAGTCGTTTATTTTCGTCAACGACTGTCCGATACCGTGCGTTCATCCGGTAAATGGATGTTTCCGCGTTCGGCAATGTCATGGGCTGCCTGCTCAGTCTGGCGAAACCCAACGCTGACATTTTTTCGTCAATCGTCTGCATGATTTCTTTTGCCTGTGCTTTGCGCCCACTTTTGAGGTTGCTGTATACGTTGACCTCATACATGAGCTGAGAGTAGTGTGAACCTTCCGTATCAAGCGCCGGAAGGTACGCTGCGTTGTCCTCTTCGATAAGGCTGACAGCCGGGAAAAACTCGGGGGCGTGGACGTATTCACCAGTCACAAAAATGTCCCCGTATTTCGCTTCCAGCGTCGTTGCAACCGCATCGAACACATCTGTCTCAATATCAGGAACCACCAGTGAACACCTCCCGTGCTATCCTCAAAATCTCCTGCTGCAATTCCTTGCCGGTCTGATACATGGTCGCGGACGGCGGATTACCGTATGTATGCGTGCCGCCCTTGTTTTTTGGAAGCCACCAGCCCCGTGGATCGTCCCAATGCCCGTTTCCCGGATATGTTCCGGGGCCGTAGTTCATAGGGGCCGGATGCCCGTATCCGTAAGTTACGCCGGAGCCGAATTCGATGAACAAGACTGCCTCGCCGGATGCAATGATGGAATAGCCATTCTCTATAGGCTCTACAGAGATAGAAACGTCATTGTCTCCCGTGTAGACCGCCCTTGAAAATCCGAGGGAGGCTTTTGTAGCTCCAATTTCGGCTAGTCGCCGTGTCACTTCATCGATTTTTCTATCCCACTCAGCATTAAGTTTCCGGATATCCTTGATGGCCTTATTGATAGACGTTGGATTCAGTTCTATCGTGATCTTCTTCACGACACGGACACCTTCTTGATTGCAACCGTCGTGCTGTTGATGGACTTCGCCACCTTTACGACAACGTAGTCCCACGGGGTAGCCGTGGAGCCGTCAGCGGCGATTTCCGGCGCTTTCTCGATCCAGAGAACCGAGGACTCGGCCAGATTCAAACTCTTGTCGCAGGTCGTTATCGCCCTGTCGTAGTCGGCATTGATCCCGAAGTGTTCATCGTCCAAGGAACCACGCGCGGCAGATACATTCGCTCTGGCCTCGATGGGATCTCCGTACTTTACCTTGTACTGCCCCGTCCGCTTCCCGCCGGAAAGGATTTCCTCGTTCCCGGTATAGTTGGCGTACCAAAACCGTTTTTCATTGCGTCGGAGCGATCTCAATACGCCACCACCTTTGCGCATACGTTGTTCCGTATGTAGGAGACCATATCGGAGTACTTGAACACTCTGGAAATGCCGTTTTCGCTGTGGGACGTCTGGTTTTCCGTTCCGATCAGGTTGTACCCGGCAATGACCGCCATGGTCTGGACTGTATCGTAATCGGGAGAAATGGATTCAGCCCCAGACCATGACAGTATCTCGCTTTCAGCCATGGACAGGTACGCACCGATCAGCTCTTCGTTCCCGCTCTCGCCGAGAAGAAGCTCCACTCTCCTGATTTTTTCATCAAATGTCACGATGCGTACCTCCTGTTATCAGGCGATGGTAAACCAGCCCTTGGTCTTGGGGTTGTCGCCGGATGCGGGTGTGACCTTTACATAGCCAACTCCAGACTTCGCGTAGTAAGTCTTGCTGGCGTTCACGGTTTCCTCCGTTGCTGCGGTTGCGGTGCCCTTGAAGATCTTGACGTCCTTGGTCTCGTCCGTCAGAGCCGCGAGGTAATACTTGCGGGAGAAAATGTAATTCTCGCGCTTGTTCGCCGCATCCTCGGAGCGATTGTTCGCGATGTTCTGCTCGACCTCGACGCCCTTCTTGTTGAACAGCGTGACGGCTTCCTTGGTCGCCACATAGACAGAGCCGGAAGTGGCGTCCTTCTTGGTGTAAACGTTCACGCCCGCAACCGTACCGACATAGCCGTTTCTTGCAAACGACTCCACGTACTGGAGCGTATCCTTGAGTTCCTTCCGGAGTTCTGCAACATCGGCCGGGCTGACGAATGCAAAAATGCTCGCGCCCTCAAGGTTTTCAAGGTTGAGCATTGCCTGTGCGTCTGCAAATGCATCAAAGTTCAGTTTGGTGGCAAGGACGACCATAGTTGCCTTTGCAAACTCGCTGTAAACGTCCTTGTTTACAGTGTTGAACATATCGGAACCGGCGCGGCGCATACCGACGGGGACGATCATGGGGTCTTCCATTGCGTCCTCGTCGAGATACTTGAAGCGATTCTGCGCAAGAAGGATCTTGTATTCATCCTGCACATAGCTGACCTCGATGGTCTGCGTGTTGCCGACACCCTTTGCAAGCTTTTCCGTACCGGCGGTCGCGGAATAACGATTGACCTTTCTGGTCATACCGGCAGTTCCGGTCAGGTTGTTGTCAACCGTGCAGAACTGCTGGAGATCAAGGTGGGAATTGTACTGGTCTTCAACCTCATTCGAGAGGAAGAAATTGCTATAGGGCTTGTTTGCCATAAATTAGTTACCTCCGTATAATTTTTCGTATTGCTCCGGATTCTTCTGAGAGAACTCGAAGCGTTCAGCCACGCTCATCTTGCGCAGGCTGTCCAGTGTGACACCGGCATCCTTCCCTGCGGGCGGCTTCTGGCCCTTTGCGAGATTCCCCGCATCCGCTGCGGCTTTCAGCGCCTCGTTGTGCTTCTGCTGGTTGGCGAAAACAACGTCCATCTTGCCGTCAGCAAGGGCCACCGCCGTATCTGTGGCAAGCTGCTCCGCATAGCCAAGGCCAAGGAACTTCGCCTTGTACTCGGAAACGACTTTCTCTTTTCTGAGCTTTTCAAGCTCTTCCATGATCTTCTTTTCGTTTGCCGTCCGCTCCGCTGCCGCCGCCTCGTCCTCGGTCATTTTCGATTTGAGCTGCTTGGACAGGTCTGCCGCCTCGGACGCCTTGCGGTCGAACACGGCCTTTTCGACGTACTTCGACATATCGACCGGGTCGGCAAATTCCATGCCGGTAATTGCCTCTCTGGCCTCCTGCGGGAGTGCGTCGAAATTAGGGATTTTGCTGGTGTCGATTTTCATAATTAAT